ATTTGAAGGCTTGTTAAGACATTATGGTTATGATAAAGCCGATTATAAACTATATAGTAGGATATATAAATGAAAGAAATAATGACACAGTTAAAAGGTCTTTGGAAAGATCATAAGAAGGCTTGTATTGTTGGAATTGTTTTAGCGATAATTATATTATCAGCAATATTTTAAATAGGAAAAAAAATAATGAGTTTTTTAATGCCGAAGATGCCATCGTACACGCCACCCGCAGCTATGGGAGAAATTGATAAAGCCCAAGCTGAGAGAGAGGCTAGGCTTGAAGCTCAAGAAAAAAGTGAGAAAATGAAACTTGCTTCACGTTCCAGGGCAAGAAGAACTAATCGTAGATTATTATATTCTGCGGATAGAGCTAATCCTATTCTCGGTATTCCTGATACTTCAACTGCAATGGCTCCGGTTAGAAATCCAATGGATACAACAAGGAGATATGTCTAATGGGCGGAGGACCATCAATAGTATTTAAACCTTTTAAAAAGGTTATTGAATTAGCTGCAACTCCAGTAGCTCCTCGTAGACCAGAGGTACAGCAGCGATCTATTGCTCAATCAGAAACAAGACCATTAAAAAAAACAGAACCTAAAAAACTTGCTAGAAAAAGACTGCCAGGTTCAAGAACAGCTCGTAAAACTGGGATGATGTCAAATTACGAAGCGGAGTTGGCGGCAGGGACTACAAGAAATCCTCTTAAACTCAGAACGGAATTGGGAGTAGCATAATGGAAAAACAAGATTACGATCATTATGTAAGAAATCCTAGATTTAGAACTAAGGATAAAGAACCTCAAAAACAAAATCAGAAAAAAGAAGAAGAGGTACAAGAGGTACAAGAAGAAGAAGAGAATGCCTGAAGTAATAACTAAGGATGGTAAAAAAAAACATTTTGCTTATTCTAAAAAAGGCATGGAAGAAGCCAAAGCTCATGCTAAGATGTATAATGGTAGAATTGTCCATTCACACAAAAACGTACAAAGAGCTGGTCTTGCTAAAGCAAGAAAAGAAAATTGGAGATCAATTTATGAGGATTGTTATAAATATGCTTTACCTCAAAGAAATCTTTACGATGGTAATTATGGTGGTGGCATTCCTGGTCAAGACAAAATGAAAAGCGTTTTTGACAGTACCGCAATCCATGCTACTCAAAGATTTGCTAATCGTATTCAATCAGGATTATTTCCTCCTTATAAAAAATGGTGCAGACTAGAACCTGGTACAGAAATACCAGAAGAAGCTAAAGGAGAATTTCAACAATCTTTAGATAAATATTTAGATAAATTATTTAGCATTATTCGACAAAGTAATTTTGATTTAGCAATTGGAGAATTTTTATTAGATCTGTCCATTGGAACTGCTTGTATGCTGATCCAGCCTGGAGACGATATTACTCCTATTCGATTTACTTCGGTTCCACAATTTTTAGTAGATATTGAAGAAGGCCCTTACGGAAGAGTGGATACTGTTTATAGAACTTTAAGAATTAAAGTTGAAAATATTTTAAGAGAATATCCTGGCGCAAAACTTAATGCAGAATTAAAAAGATTACTAACAGACAAACCAACTGAATATGTAGAATTATGTGAAGCAACAATTTTAGATAATGAAGTTGGAGATTATCATTACCATGTTATCGCTACAAAATTTAATCACGAATTATTATATAATAAATTAAATAACAGTCCTTGGATCGTTGCTCGATATATGAAAGTGGCTGGAGAAGTTCATGGTAGAGGCCCATTAGTTTCTGCCATACCTGATATTAAAACTTTAAATAAAACTTTAGAACTACTTCTTAAAAATGCATCTTTGGCAATTGCTGGAGTTTATACTGCTGCTGATGATGGAATTCTTAATCCTCAAACAATTAGAATTGTACCGGGAGCAATTATTCCTGTTGCAAGAAATGGTGGGCCTCAAGGCGCATCATTAGCTCCACTTACCAGATCTGGAGATTTTAATGTTTCTCAAATTATAATTCAAGATCTTAGAATGAATATTAAAAAAATGTTGTTAGATGATACGCTTCCTTTGGATAATATGTCTGCAAGATCTGCAACTGAAATTGTAGAACGAATGAAAGAGTTGGCACAAAATTTAGGTTCGGCTTTTGGTAGATTAATATCCGAGACTATGGTTCCAATTGTTGTAAGAGTTTTACAAATTATGGATATTAAAGGATTAATTAATTTACCATTAAAAGTTAATGGATTGGAGGTTCGTGTAGTTCCTATATCTCCATTGGCGAAAGCGCAAAATTTAGAAGAAGTAAATGAAGTTATGCAGTTCTTTCAAATTACACAAGGACTTGGCCCGTCTGGTGCTGTAGCAGTTAAGCCGGAAGCCATTGCAGATTTTGTTGCAGATAAATTAGGTATCTCTTCTGAACTTAGAACAAGTGATGAAGAAAGAAGAGCTATCGAAGAACAAGCTATGAAAATAGCAGAACAAAGTTTACAAGCCGGACAAAATCAAGTCAATGCACAGGCCCAAGCTAAAGCTAATGGCAAGAAAGAACCAACTCCAGCTCCACAAGCTCAAGCTCCTGAAGCTGCATTAGAAAAAGAAATGAGAGCTTAATGGCTGAAGGCTGGGATGGTATCGAACTAGCAGATCAAAAGCCGGTTGATGAACAAGAAGATTTAGATATACTCTATAAAAGAACTTTTACTAGCGAAGAAGGCAAGAGAGTTTTAGAACATTTAAAAAATAAAACTATTGAACAGCCTACTTGGGTTCCTGGTTCTGGACATGAATTAGCTTATGCTAGAGAAGGACAAAATAGTGTAGTAAAAGATATTATGAGACGCATAGAAAGGGCGAAAAAATAACATGGCTGAACAACAACAAGAACAAACACAAGAAAAAACAGAAGATAACAAAGCACAAGGGTTAGTGTCTGAAGCAAACTCTGAACCACAAAAAGAAGTAGCTCAACAAGAAGATATAGCTCATAAATATCCTGATGAGGCTACAGTTAAAACTGAAGAAAAAAAGGATGCTGAATTTGAAAGACCAGAATGGCTTCCTGAAAAGTTTTGGAACAAAGCTGATGGCATTGATGTTAAATCCTTATCTAGTTCTTATCAATCATTAGAAAAAAAATTAGGTTCTCAAAACAAAGCTCCTAAAGAATATGATGTATCTTTATTAAAAGATATTCCAGAAGAAGATCCTTTAAAGAAACAATATATTAAATGGGCAGACGATAATAAAATAAGTCAAGAGGCTTTCAACGAGTTAGCTGGTTCTTTTCTTGAAATGAATAAATCTGCTCAAGAGCAGGATACTATTAATATTGAAACAGAAAGAAAAAAACTTGGGCCAAATGCAGATCAATTAATTAATGGCAGCGTAGAGTGGGCGCAGTCTTTAGTTAAAAAAGGTGTTTGGGGAAATGATGACTTTGAAGAATATAAAGTTTTCGCAGGTACTGCTGAAGGATTAAATGCTCTTAATAAATTAAGAAGATATTACGAAGGGCCAATTATTCCAACTGCTCCTATAGATGTTGAGGGAATGCCAAGCGATGAAGAACTTCAAGCTATGGTGGCAGATCCTAAATATAAAACAGATCCAGGGTTTAGAAAGAAAGTAGAAAATCTTTTTGACCAAAGATATCCTGGTACTGCTACATCTACTGGAGAAATTATTTAATTGCCTAAGATTTTAGATAGACTTGTTGGACAATTAAAAAGTAAAGGGCATAGTAAAAAAGCATCCTATGCTATTGCAACAAGTGCATTACAAAAATCCGGTAACTTAAAATCCGGAACAAGTAGAGCAACAAGTAAAGGGAGGAGAAGAGGAAATATGACACCAGGACAAAGAGCTAAAAATAGAGCATCCAAAACATCCGGAAAGCCTCAATCATCCTATAAATATAATTCAAAGACTAATAGGGCAACTAAAGTATGGTAATGAGAAATTATTCTAAAGAGTATCGTGAGTATCATAAAAAGCCTGGACAAAGAAAGAATAGGTCTAAAAGAAACTCTGCACGAAGATTAATGAGAAAAAAACTAGGCGAAGGTAGGATCAGAGGCAAGGATATAGATCACAAAGATAAAAATCCTAGAAACAACTCAAGAGGAAATTTAAGAGTTTTATCCAAATCAATCAATAGATCGGTACGATGAATAATTATTAGTTGTTCACTTTACAAATACAATTTTTAATTATATTAATCTAATTGGCGATAACCGATTTTTATATGGCCGTCTGGCTGGTAAGAAATTACCAAATTCAGCCAGGGGTTTTTTCCCTGATAACTGAGAAATTAACCGCATCTTATGAGAATATGTTTAAGTTCTTATTTGATGTTTTATTAATGTTAAACAGGAGAAAAACTTATGGCACAGTCAATAACCAATGCTTTTGTTACTCTCTTCGATGCTGAAGTCAAACAGGCTTTCCAGGCAGAAAGTGTTCTGCGTGGTTCTGTTAGATTAAGATCTGGAGTGAGAGGAAACACTTACAAGTTTCCAAAACTAGGCAAAGGATCAGCGACTGCTCGTATTCCTCAAACCGATGTAACACCATTGAACGTAACTTATTCGCAAGTTTCGACTACAATGTCTGATTACAACGCTGCGGAATACTCTGACATATTTCATCAAGCAAAAGTTAATTTTGATGAAAGATCAGAGCTTGTTCAAGTTGTCTCAAAGGCAATCGGTAGAAGATTAGACCAGTTAATTATTGATGCAATAGACGCAGCATCAAGTCCATCAACTGTTGCAAAAACAGTTGTTACTTCTGGAGTAGCCGCTTCATCGAATTTGAATGTTGGAAAGCTAATAGCTGCTAAAAAAGCACTAGACGCTAAAAATGTTCCTTTCGATGATCGTTTCATCGTATGTCATGCTAATTCATTAGCAGGACTATTAGGCGATGAAAGAGCTATTTCGGGAGATTATGCTGCAATAAAAGCATTAGTATCTGGCGATATCAATACGTTCCTTGGCATGAAATTCATAGTAGTTGGAGATCGTGATGAGGGAGGTTTACCATTGTCTACAAACGACAGGTCTGTATTTGCATTCCATCGTTCAGCAGTTGGCATGGCGGAAAATATGTCTCAGAAAACTGAGATTAACTATGTACCAGAAAAGACATCTTTTTTGGTTAATAGTATGTTTTCAGCAGGTTCAGTTGCGATTGATGACGAAGGTATTGTAGATATAACTTGTGATGAAAGCTAACAGAGGAGAATAATTATGGCATATAGTGCGACAGGGTTACAACCCATTGGTGGTCAATCTAAAGCAGGTAATGCTCCTCAAGTTTGGAGCTACACATCTACGGATGCTGGAAATACAATAAGAGTAGCTGGATATTTTAATTCGGCTGCTGACTTACTAAAAGTTGGCGATCTTATGTATATTCATCACACTACTGGTGGAACTAGGGGATATCTTTTATCTCCAGTTGTTTCTAATACCGGTACTGTTGTTGATATAGCAGATGGCTTAGCCATTGCTGCTGATGACAGCGACTAGAGACTAACAAGAGGGCAAAACCTTAAAAACATGGGTAGGCGAGAAATCGCCTACTCATTAAAAGAAAAGAGATTTATATGGCTAGTGGAGATACACAGGTAACGATTTCAAATACTGCACTTAGAATGCTAGGTGCTAATGCTATTACTAGCTTTACTGATGGATCGGATGCAGCAGCAATTTGCTCTGCTCTTTATCCAAGTATAAAAGATCAATCTCTAGGAATGTATCCCTGGAGTTTTGCAAAGAAGAAAGTAACCTTATCAAGATCTGCAACAGCTCCGACTAATGAATGGGAGTATGCATATCCAATTCCTTCAAATGTTTTAAATAATCCTTTTGCAGTTTATAATTCTGCATCAACTGGAGTAGTTCCAATGACTAATTATGAAATTTATGCAAACTCTTCTGGAGGAAGAGATGTGTATACCAATGATGCAATAATTGTTATTGATTATATTGATAACCTTATTTCAGAAGGAGCAATGCCAAAATATTTTATTCAATTAATGAATTATATGATGGCCTGGCATTTAGCGGAACCAGTAACAGATCAAATTCAAAAAGCTGAATGGTGGAAAAATGTAACCATTGGGCCACCTTCAGAAAATGGTAGAGGAGGATATATAAGACAAGCAATGAATATTGATGGTAGAAATCAACCATCTTATGCGATTGGTAGTTTTCCTCTTACTGAAAGTAGAAATTAGGAAAATGTATATCAATGTCAAGAATTATAAAAGTTCAAACTAATTTTACCAATGGAGAATTTGATCCTTTACTTCAAGGCAGATTAGATATCCAACAAAGATATAATGCACTCGCTAGAGCTAGAAATATTTTAATTCAGCCTCAAGGTGGATGCACACGAAGGCCCGGCTTACAATTCATTAGTGATGTTGGAGCTGTAGCTACAGATATAGCAGACGGATCAAGATTAGTTCCTTTTGAATTTAGTACAACACAATCCTATATGCTTTTATTTACAAATAATAAAATGTTTGTATTTAAAAACAAAGCATTAGTTACTAATATTAATGGTTCAGGTAATAATTATTTAGTAACAGCCATTGCTGGATCTAAATTAAGTACAATTGATTGGTGTCAATCCGCAGATACTTTAATTGTAACTCAAGAAGATGTAGCTCCTAAAAAAATTATTAGAGGAGGAACCGATGCTACTTGGACAATAGCAGATCTGGCTTTTGACTTTGTTCCTCAGTTTGCTTTTACTTTAGCTTCTAGTGAACCAGCAGTAACCTTAACTCCAAGTGCTGTTGATGGAAATATTACATTAACTACGAGTGGAGGTGCTTTTACTTCAGGTTCTGTCGACCAGTATGTTGAAGCGAATGATGGATTGGGCCGAGCAAGAATTATAGGATATACGTCAACTACTGTAGTTAATGCTGTTGTGGAAATTCCATTTTTTAATACTACAGCTATTGCAGGTGGAAGCTGGACATATGAAACAGGTTATGAAGATGTCTGGTCATCAGGCAAAGGCTATCCAAGAACTTCAACTTTTTATGAAGGCCGATTATATTTTGGTGGAACTAAAAGTAGGCCCACAACAATTTTTGCATCCAGAGTAAATGATTTTTTTGATTTTAATCCTGGCGAGACTTTAGATGACGATAGCCTGGAAGCGACACTAGATACCGATAGCGTTAATGCAGTTATTGGAATATACGCTGGAAGAGATTTACAAATCTTTACCAAAGGTGGAGAGTTCTTTTTAGCGCAATCAGATTTAGATCCTATTACTCCAAGCAATATTGTAATTCGTACTTCGACTAAACGAGGAGCTAAAGCTGGAATTAAACCGGTAGGAGCAGAAAGTGGAACTTACTTTATACAAAGAACAGGAAAAGCAATAAGAGAATTTTTATTTTCTGATGTAGATCTTTCTTATGTTACTCCAAATATTTCTTTATTATCTTCTCATTTAATTTCTACGCCTTCCGATATGGCTTTAAGAAAAGCAACTTCTACAGATGATGGAGATCTTTTATGTATTATTAATAGTACCGATGGATCTTTAATTACTTATTCTATATTGAGAGGACAAAATGTTGTAGCTCCATCGCTTTGCACAACAAATGGAAAGTTTATTAATTTAGGTGTTGATGTGGATACGCTTTATTTTTTAGTTACAAGACAATTGCCTATACAAGCTACTTCCACAATTACAGTAACCGATGCAGCTAACATTGCGGTAGGCAGCACTATAGTAATTACAGATAATGCTGGTACATCCACAACCATGACTGCTACCAATGATGATCCTGCTGAAGCCTTAGAATTTTCAGTTGGTGGTTCAAGAACGAATGCTGATGTAGCAGATAATATTGCTGTAGGAACTGGTGGAGTTCTTGGTATTAATGCTTTAGCGGGATATGCAGCTCCAAATCCGTCTGCCAATGTCATTACAGTTACGAGGGCGGTAAAAGGTGGAGATAACTTAACTGTAACTTCTTCTGATAATACAAGAATAACTTGTACCAATTTTACAGGAGGAACAACAGCCGACAAATATTATATTGAGGCTTTCAATGATGACATGACTACAGATGGCGCAGTTCAATATCCTTTAATGGGAAGTTTACCAACGACAACAACTATGACTGGCTTATCTCATTTAGAAGGTTTTCCAATTAAGGTGGCAGCCGATGATGGAATGCAATCGAATAAAGAAGTTATAAGTGGCAATATTACTTTGGATCGAGTTCCAACTTCTTTTGTAGAGGCAGGTTTAGATTATACAGTTGAAATTAAAACTCTTCCGGTTGAAACACAAATTCCAACAGGTTCAACAACTACAATATTACCTTTCCAAAAAAGAATATTAGAAAGCACAGTTGTTTTATACTTAACTCAAAATTTAACTTTAGAAGGAACAGACCTTCCATTCTATGATTTAAACACTTACTCAGCAGGAGATGGGATTTCATTTTTTACCGGGAATAAAAGAAGATACCCAATGACCAAGTATGATGAGTATGGACAATTAACATTATCTCAATCACAACCTTTATTTTTTAACTTGTTGGCTATAGAATATCAAGTTAGTACGGAGACACAATAATTATGAGTTGGTTTCAAGTTTTATATGTAGCAGGAACAATAGCACAAACGTATGGCAATTTATATTCAGCCTATGCTCAAAAAGCTGCTTATGATGCCAAGGCTGATTGGTCTTTACGAGAATATAAAAGTAAAAAATTAGATGCTAAAGAAGCAGGAATAAAAGTATTAAAAAGATTAAATTCAGATCTTGCAACTATTGTAGCTAATGGTGCTGCGGGTAATGTAATGACAACTTCAGGATCAATCTATATGCAAAAGATTATGAGTGTTAGAAGAGGTTCTGAAGATTTTGGTCTTGCAGGTATCAATCAAACTTTAATGGAAAATATAGGTGCTGTACAATTTGCCAATCTTAAACAGGCTGGTAAGTATGCTAAGACATTTGGTGTTATTAATACGATAGCAGATTTAGGTATGTCTGTTGCTAATTATAAAATGCTTGGTTTAAATAAATACAACACTCCAATAGACATAAGTCCGATTACAAAAATACCAGGACATTATTATTATGGACATACATAGGATTTAAATGGCTGAAAGAAAAACATATCCCGGTGGTTTAGTAAAAGCGTTTGGTGTTCCAAATATTTCTTTTCCTCAATATGCTGAACAAGCTAGAGGAATGACTAACCTGGTACAAAAAATTAATTCTGTAAATACATTTGCCCTTGGCCAACTTACTGAGGAAGCAAAAGAACAAGGTTATGAATATGCTTCTGATAATCAAATTAGTTTAAATCAGTATATGAATGCCGATGCTATTGAAAGAAACAAATTAGTAGAAGGAGATAAAGTAACTGTAGCAGGTAAAACGATTAGAGCTGCACAAATTAATTTTTTAGCTGGGGAAATTGAAATTGCAGCATCAAGTGCGTTTACTTCTTTAAAAATTCAAGCAGTATCGAATGAGTGGGAAATTGGCGAATATAAAATGGCGTTAGATGCAATTGTCGATGGATACTCAGATGCTCTAATGGATGCGGATGCTGAAGCAGCTCTTGCAGCTAAAGCAAAACTTGCAACAACTGCTCATAGTTATTTATCTTCCTATAGTGATCGAGCTTTAAAAAAATCTTTAGCAGTACAATCTAATAATGCTATGGCATTTTCTTATCGAGAAATTGGGAAGATATCTGATATCATTATATCAGGTTCCAAAGCACTTCCTGCTGCTCCTGGTGCGGAACAAACATATATTGATCTTGAAGAAGTTTTAGAAATAAGAAAACGAGCTATTATAAATACTTTAAATCCACACATGACTTCAGGAGAAGTTTCAAAATTTATTACAGCTTGGGATAATGAAGTTATAAAAGCTAAAAAAGATGTTTTATTTGATTGGTTAAATCAGCCACGCAATAGAGTAACTGCTGCTGCAACTCAAAATGCCTGGGTAGAAGTTAATAACGAAACTTTTAATGGAGATATTGGAATGCAGAAGATTTTTAAATCTCTCGATCCAGTAGATCAAAAAGAGTTTAAAGCAAAAATTAGAAAATGGAAAAAAGATGTATTTGAAGATTTTGAAAAACAAGATGAGGATTTTGAATTAGATATAAACGATCAAGTGGAAGAGTGGAAATATCAATTTACACTTAATCAAATAACAAATGATTATGCTGCATCAGAGGCAATTGTTAAGAAAATAATTCTACTTGCTGCTAATAATGATGACTACAAATATCTAGTAACAGAGTTTCAAGACCTTCTTCAAAAGGATGCAAAAGATGGAGAGTATTTAGATTACGATGTCTTAATAGGTCTTAAACAGGATCTTATAAATGGAGTATTAACTGAAGCTGAAATTTATAATGCTTATTCATTACATGAAATAGGGCCAAAAGAATATGATAATTTGGCATTTAAACTTCAAACTAAAAAGAGAACTGTATTTAAAGATGCAGAAAAACTTATTAAGACTGCTGTAGGATATCCAGACCATTCTGTTTTTCAAATGAGAGCTGCTGATAAAGTGGCTTTTCAAAGATATACAATAGCAACCAATGCTCTTTTAAATTGGATGTATGAAAATCCAGAAGCAGCACCTAATGATGTTTTAACGGAAGCAGGAAATCTTATTGCAGTTCATTCTAAAGAAGCATCTCAAGATGTTTTAAAAGCTCAATCTATAAAAACATTAGTAAGTTTTGATGGTTTTTGGCTTAATTCAAAACCTTGGAGAAACCATTTGAAAACATATTTAGAAGAAGGCGAAGAGTATGAG